TAGATATGGCCTCAGATTAATGTTAAGCGTCTTGCCGGACGCGTAATGTTAACTGGGGCTTTTCTCTATCTGCCTTTTGGTGTTCATGCCTGAGACAGATAGCCTCAAGCACCCGCTGCAATTCTACTTAACTCTCCTTTTCCCGCAAACCGTTTTTATCCCCAGCGGCAAATCGAATACACCACCAGCGCCACCGCCATCGCCATCGCAATTCCTACCGTTGTTAATGCTTCAGGCCAGGTCATCGTAAAATATCCTCCACGCTTATCAGTCCGTTCCGCTCCAGATAACTCATCGCCTTATCCGGTAATTTGCAGTCTGGCTTCGCTTTCCTCAGTTGCCAGGTTAACTGCTTTACCAGCATGGTTAACTCATCGACCAGACGCTGATATCCCACTGGTTTGTATTCATGCAATTTACCGGCTGGCTCTGCTGCCAGCGATACCAGTGCGATTTCCAGAACAGCAATATCCATCTTATATGTGCGGATGATGTCATGGTCGATTGTGCCCGGTATGCACAGTCTCTGTGCTTCAATAGTCTCCTCTGCGTGAGCTATTAACTGCTCTCTGGTAAAAGTCGTCATGCCGTAGCCCCTTCTTGATATTTTTCAAACCAGAACACAACCGGCTCTGCTTCCAGCGATGCCAGCGCAATCCGTGCCAGTTCCATTTGTTCACCACGGGTAAGCCCGTTTTCAAGCGGGTTTTTAATGAACAATTCAATACGTTCTTTGGTAATAGTGGTCATGTGTTACTCCTTAACCCGCAGTGCTTTCAACTGATGAGGGGAACAAAATCTTTTCATCAAACCCTGCATTCATATCATGAACAGCAACACACCAATCCATCGACGAACGATTATCAAGAGCCTCCATGATTTCATCCATGCGGCGCAGGTCATACAGGTAAATGCTTTTATCGCCAATGGTGTAAAAACCAATTTTTTTCGGTGATGGGCAGCGATCAAGAACGTCCTGTAATTCGTTCAACCATGCCCGTTCTTTTTTTGTTAAAGTTGCCATATCACTCTCCTTTCCCATGAAGCATAGCGGCGCGGCAGGCGTTCCATATTTCGGCAGCAATATCGCGCTCGCTATCGGTTAATTTGTACGTGGAAACATAGCCAGAGAGCATTTCTACATTTTCCGGAGTTGCTTCTTCCGGCACTACCGGCGCTGGCAAGGCAGCGTGATAGTAGAGTGGCATAGTTTTGTACAGTGGTTCGCCAGGACTTCCGTCAACCTGATTCCATTCTTCAACCCAGGCATCAACAACCGCTTTGCTGGTTGATACATGTTCTTCTGAATCTACATTTTGTCCTGATATACAGAACATAACTGCCTCTGCTTCCAGCGATGCCAGAGCAATTTCATAAGCACGGCGCTCAATATTGTCTCGAACGTCCAAGCTGCCTATGCGCTCTTTGATTTCTTTAATCAGTTCTTTGTCGGTAAAAGTGGTCATATCAATCTCCTTTGGTACCAATGTTTACAGCCTGGTAAGCCTCTTTGAGCACCCAGTCAACAGCGTCTTTCCATGCTCCGGTTTCGACTGGCGGATTCTCACGCTTTACCTGTTCATAGAAACGCACTGCTTTAATCAATCCTTCTGGTGTCAGTGGCACAGGCGGGACAGTGAATAAGACCTGAATCTCATAGCTCGGCCTGTCGTTGCAATCCTCTTTTGTCGGTACATATTTCCAGTCACCAACCCACGGCTCCCCCTGAGAGTCCGTAACGCCTTTTTTCACGTAGCGATATCGCCATGCCACTGGTTTTGCCTGCCCTGCCTTTTCATGCCCTTCCTGATAATTAATCTCGCTCATTCATCGCCCCACTCATCACAATATGCTTCGACCGGTGTTTTCCCTGCTTCATAATCATCACGCCATGCTTCAGCATCAGCGGCACTTCCACCGCGTAACTCTGCATAATCCATTAACAGTTCATGCCATTCTTCAAAACTGGCGTTATATTTAGTTGAACCAAAATCAGCCATTTTGTTCTTCCTCTTCGTCTTTTATTTCGTGGTATGAGTAATTGCAGTAGTTAAAGAAAATATCTTTAGCTTCATCCTGTATTTCATCTGGTGTTGCATCATCATCCACTTCGAATTCATCCTCGAAATCTCCACCGGCTATTCCCGTTTCAATAATTATTTTGAATTTTCGCATTTCACTACCGCCCTTTCGGACGGCCTCCTGATGTTCTGAGGGTGCAGAAATCCCTCCGGTTAAGGATTTGATTTTATTTACAGTGCTAAATTTAATTATTCAGTTCTGGATTTTGTCGCCCTGCATATCCGCGCTTTCGCGTTACGCTCAATCTGAATTAACTTTTCTATATTTTTCCGCCTTTCCTGTTCCTCCTGGCGCAATAGCCTTACATCATCTGCCAGTCTGGTTTCTCTTTTCGCCACAGAGAGCATCCAGTCAAACGGCTCCACAACTGCACCGCAGATTTTACAGCGGACCTGACGCTCTTTTTCGTCAACCCGGACAGAAGCGTGATGGCAATATGGTCTTTCCGATGGCTCATAAAGAAAATTAACCTGATTACGAGGGTCATCCTCTTTTACCGGAAATAAAACGATATTGCTTAACTCATCCTCTGGTTTTATTTCCATGCTCCTCTCCTTTGATGCGAATGCCAGCGGTAATTGAAGCCTGATAGCTAATTTCACTCACAGTACCGTCTCCTGAAAATTACCCTGATAGAAAGCCAGTACACGCTGCATAGCTTCACTCTTCCGGCACTCGCGACAGATTATGTTTAGGCGCCTGTCGTAGCGGCGTATTTCGCCGTCTGGTAATAGCCAGATAAGGTCCGGATCAACCACAGATGGTTTCTTCAGCTTTGCCCTTGAGAGTTTTTTGCGGGCGTTTTGCCAGTCCTTGCGCGCCTGCTCAGACGGGAATACTCCGTAACCGGAATTGTAAACATCACCACTGGCGGCCAGCTCCATGCATAAACGACCGACAGACGCATGACTGACACCAATTTCATCCGATAACTGCCGAATCGTGCCTCGTCCGTTAAGGCGTACGAATTCCACGATCAGCCCTTTAATTTTTTCCCGCTCTTCTTGTGTAAATACTTTTGCCATAAGCGCCTCCGGCAATCACTTTTCCGATACAACACGGCGGGAAGAATCAGTAATCTGTCGAACAATATCCCGGTGCTTGTTCAGCTCCCGCAGCGCGGCGCAGACTCGCTCCCACTTCTGAACATCACTTTTCGCCCTGCGCAGCGCCAGGTTTGCCCTGCGAAGGGACGGAAAAATCAGCTCATCTGCTTGCGTTTCGGTAAACGATGGCAACGGCTGCACAATGTCCGCCACAGTTTCTGTTTTAATTTCTTCCTGTGTTGCGGCTTCCCGGACTGGTAACGCAGCACCTGCTGGCTGAGGAAAGGCCTTACCATCACTTTCCGTTACCAGAGCGGCTTTCGGCTCTGCTGGTAAATTATCGCCCGGCATGCAGTAACGAAATTTACCGTTCTGATTAACGCGTGCCAGCCGCCCCGTTGCGGTTACCACCGCCAGCGTGGAAGCAACCTTGCGAGTACTGACACCGAACTTACCCGCCAGTTCCTCACACGTTTTAGCCCCATCCTGACCGATAAACTCAATCATCATGTCTGCGGTAACTTTTTGTTCGACCTCCCCGGTCAGCATATCCTGTGCTTCAGATTTTACTGGCCGCTCTTCGGTTACCCGGGATTCACCTTCGCCAGCCAGATACCAGGTGTGACCAGTTTTATCAACGACGCCTTTTCTTTTGAGTTCCCACAGCTCGTTGACAGCCTCTTCACGACTGATTCCAAGGCGAGCTGCCACCACATGTGAAGAGGCTTTTTTCAGTGCTTTCAGTGCGTCAGATACGGTTTCCATTAAAATTTCCTCCGGACAAAATTACTTCACAACCCTCATATTGCTGACATTTGGACGCCAGCTATCCCAGTTAAACGTCACCCATCGACCACCGTTCATGGTCATGCGGTCCATAATCCTCTCACCAAGAAGCGTACTCATTGCGGCATGATTCAGGTTTGTTAACATCCCGACACTGCACAGTGATGCTGTCCGGCGATCAATTATCTGGTGCAATACCACCTGCTCGTTTTTCGTCTCCCGCTGAACGCCTATTTCATCCAGGACCAGCAAATCAACCCCGCAAAGCTCCTGTAAAAATTTTTCCCCGGATTTGCCGTTGTCGTAGCTGTCATGCAACACGCTCATGACGTCAGACACGGTGACGATAATCACGCTGCGCCCCTTCACCATCAGCCGGTTGCCCATCGCCGCTGCAAGGTGATTTTTCCCGGTGCCAGTTTTACCGCTGAACACAAAATTCGTGCACTCGGTCATCAGTTCGTCAGCTATGGATTTGGCCTGGCTCAGCGCGTATTTTTGCCCGTCGTTCTGCACCTGATAATTTGCAAACGAGCATTTGCTGTGCAGAGGCTGGATGCCCGAACGATTCAGGATTTTTTCCACCCGCAACTGGCGATTCTGGCGGTTAATCTCCTCGCTGCGTTTTCGTCCTTCAGCAAGTTGCCATTCCCGCCACTCCTCCACCGTCCGGTACGGTGGAACCGACCCCTGTGGTGCAAGTCTGCGAATACGTTCAAGAACCCCAACTGCCGCAATGTTTTTCATGACACGTCACCCCCTGAATCCCGGCGGTATTTCAGTGTCCGGTTCAGAAATGTGATTCACGCAACGCTGCGCAGGCGAACGCCCCAGGCGGATAACCAGTTCATCCCATTTTTCCCGGAGTTTTGCCGGACTCATGATGTTTTTTACCCAGAACGAATCCCGCTGGAGACGCCCAAACATTTCACAAATTTGTCTGTGAGTTCTGCCATCCAGCATCCGCATTGTGCGAACGTCATTGGCCCATGCTGTCCAGTTGGGTTCTTTCGGTCTAGTGATCTCGCCATCATAGCTGGCCGCCTGCTCGTAAAGACTCACGATTCGTCCCCAGATCCACTGTGCGCACACCAAATCTTCCTGACTTCCCCACTGGCGTTTTTTCGCACTGAACACAACCGCGTCAGGGTGTCGGGTTAAAAAATCCTGTTCAGCCGTCTGCGGGTCCGGTTGCGAAGCGTCCGGACAAGAAGATCTTTTATCTGACGGATCAGGTTTTAATACTGACGGATCGGGGTCAATCATCGCCCCCCTAATCGGCAGTTTTTTATCAACAGTTGATCCATCAAAATTTGACGGGTCAACCGTTGAGGGGTCAATATTTGACGGGTCAACTGTTAACGGGTCATTTTTTGCCGGGCTAATTTTTCTTTTCGGTTTATATGACTCACGCGCCGCCGCCGCAGCTGCTTCGAGTTTTTCCACATTAAGCCGATAGATATTGCTTACATTACGCCCACCGACCTTACGCTCTTCCTTCGTCAGCCAGCCCTCTTTCGCCAGTTCTGCAATAGCCGATTTCACTGTGGATTCACTTCTTGCACCGATCTGACGCCGGATAGTTTCAATGGCAGGCCATGACACGCCCTCGTCATTGCTGTAGTCTGCAAGACGGGCCATAACCGCCACCCTGGATAAGATCATGCCGGTGAAGGCGCACCCTTCCCAGACAAGACCATGAAGCTTGCTGCTCATAAAACCCCCGAACACCGTGCTTTTAGTGCATCACCACAGCATTCCCTGCCGGGCCGCCGCGATTCATCTGGTCATACAAAACAACCGCTGACGCAACAAAATCATCGACATCCTTCACCAGCCGATCCCTCCGTTCGACGATCTCACGGTAATATTCAGAACTGTGGCTGCGCATACGGGCCACCAGCAAAGGCGGCATCGCCTTTTCGATCGCCGGTAACAGAGCCTGCATTTTTTTAACAGCATCAGGGGTGTCTTTCTCTACCCAGCGGAAAATTTTCTGGGTATTACGGGCCAGGGCTTCCGGATGGCTGTCGTCATACAGTTCCGGGAACGTCATTCCCAGCTCGAAATACGCTTTGGTAATTTTCGCAGCCGGTACTTTTTCGCCGTCCGGATGCGCCCAGACATTCATCGCCATGCGGATGTGTTCATGCTTGATTTTCATGAATCAACTCCATCAGATAAGCATGTACTACAATCACCTTCAGCATGAACTACATGTGTTTGCCCCAAACGAATGCCGCTCGCATACTCAGGCCAAATAAGCTCCCAATCATGGGGTCGTAGCTCCGCCCTACTTACTTGGCCTTCCGTCGCAGATTCGATCATAAGGGCGCGGGTTGGAGATATAGCTGTTCGTCCAGACGCCATTTGCGATAAGTAAGATGGCGATACACCAAGTCTGGCCGCGAATTTCTTAGCATCACCAACCCTTAATGATTTAATAAACTCTTTTAATGTCATACCTTCCTCGGTTTAGTGTTTTTTTGCGAGTTTAGTGTTTAATAAACCATTAAGTCAAGTATTTGCTTGTTTAGTGATTACTAAAGATAATTACCACATGCAAAAAAAAGAAATTCGCCGTTTACGTCTCAAGGAGTGGTTTAAAGATAAAACTCTGCCACCCAAAGAGAAGAGCTACCTATCTCAACTAATGAGTGGGAGAGCCTCGTTTGGAGAAAAGGCTGCCAGAAGAATAGAGCAAACATACGGGATGCCGGAAGGGTATCTGGATGCGGAATACGCAGAACAACCGGGGGTTTCTCCACCACATGCAGGGTTAACGTCTAATCAACTGGAATTATTGCAGATTTTTTCAGCCTTCCCTGAGGATGAGCAACGCCAGATAATCAGCGAGTTAAAGCAGAAAAAAGAATCAATGGAAGATCTCATAGCGAGATGGATTGCGGCGCAAAAATGCCGCCGCGCCTGAGTTATAAAACCGGAGGAAACATGAATAGAGCCCTTTCACCAATGGTTTCTGAATTTGAAACCATTGAACAAGAAAACAGTTACAACGAATGGCTGCGTGCGAAAGTAGCAACGAGCCTTGCAGATCCGCGCCCAGTAATTCCCCATGACGAAGTTGAGCGCAGAATGGCAGAACGCTTTGCTAAGATGCGTAAGGAACGGAGCAAGCAGTAAAATGTTACCCGTGTTATGGCTTGAAAGCGCAGATACCGACCTAGATGATATAACTAGTTATATTGCTCGTTTCGACATAGATGCGGCTGAACGCTTATGGCAGCGATTAAGGGGTTGTGTGCTGCCGTTATCCGAACATCCGTATTTATACCCACCAAGCGACAGAGTACCTGGCTTGCGTGAGATTGTAGCCCACCCTAACTATATAATTCTATACCGCGTAACAACATCAAGCGTTGAAGTAGTAAACGTGATCCACGCAAGACGCCAGTTTCCCTAACTTTCACTACCAATAGAAACATAACAACCGCAACGACTTTATCAAAAGCGTTGTGTTTGTTATGCCCCGCGGTTTAGTTTTTACTTGACTTAAGTTTAATGTTTATTAAACTAAAAATACCAACCCACCCCGCCCCACAGAACGCAGGGAAATACTTCGAGTTACCCGGCAGTGGTCAGGGGTTAAGTAGCCAGCCCGAGGCGTATGAACATGACGGCGGGAACACTTTGTATAACAGCGCAGCAGGTTTTTTGTTCCGCTACCCCGGCGTTAAGGGGAAATGAGGTCAACATGGATACGCTCAATCTTGGCAACAACGAATCTCTGGTATGCGGTGTGTTCCCTAACCAGGACGGCACCTTCACCGCGATGACGTATACCAAAAGTAAAACGTTTAAAACCGCAGCTGGTGCGCATCGCTGGTTAGCAAGAAACACTGACTGATGAGGTTGACGATGGAATTTAAAGATTTACCTCCTTCAATCCAGGAGATTGCAGCACACACACTTCGTCATCGTCTGAACGAACTTGAATTGGAATCGGTAACAAAAAAAGACACTGATAATATGGCTCGCAATGTGCGCGATGCGTTTACTGGGCTGTTTTCAGATACAGCTTTAAATATCCATGGCACAGAGGATACAGCAAAACAATTTGCAGAAAAAGAAGTGGAAGATCCCAGTTCAAAGAGCCAGAAACAGCCAAACAACCATGAAATTAACGAACTGCTTCTGGCAACAGGCTTCATAAATATTAACGAATATGAACGCCGTAAAAAAATGTTATCTGATTAATCCATCAAGATATCTTTTTAGCATCAGCGTTTCTACGTTATTAAAACCATCAGATTTTAACATAGCTTCGATTCGCTGATTTAAATTGCCAACTAACTGTTGATACTGAGTAGATGGAAGCATGTGTACCAGCTCCTTGAGAACACAATAACATGCACCAAGTTTTAACTCCTGCTCTGACATTTTATCCTCCATTGAGGTTACTGGTTGAGAATGGAGACCTCTCGTGACAGCGTGTGGTCGTGCGCCGGACACGGATAAGAATCCGGCACTGACAGTTTACTGAAAGGATATTTCCCTGAAAAGTCAGACCATAACGCGAAAGCGTACGGCGAGGTAGCTGGTTCATAGATAGCCTGTCGTTAAATTTTCGTCGACCGTGCGCTTCCGGTTGTGGCAATCCGCGAAATGGCGCGGCGGTAAGTATGGCGGGGTTATTCCTTCCCCCGTTGAGGACACCGGGTTGTCAGGTTGACCATACGCTTAAGTGACAACCCCGCTGCAACGCCCTCTGTTATCAATTTTCTGGTGACGTTTGGCGGTATCAGTTTTACTCCGTGACTGCTCTGCCGCCCTTTTTAAAGTGAATTTTGTGATGCGGTGAATGCGGCTGAGCGCACGCGGAACAGTTAAAGCAGTAAGGCGGTCTTTTACTGGCGTAACGAGCATCAACTAACCCGGCGTTAATTGTTAACTGGTTAACGTCACCTGGAGGCACCAGGCACTGCATCACAAAATTCATTGTTGAGGACGCGATAATGGAAACGTTATTACCAAACGTTAATACGTCTGAAGGTTGTTTTGATATTGGTGTTCTGCTCAGTAACCGGGAGTTTACTGAAGATGCCATTAATATGAGGAAATATGAGCCTTATCTGCTCAATGATAATTCCATACTTTCCCGAATTGCTCTTCTTGAACTTGGTATTTTCGGAGAGCGTCAATGACTTCAGCATTTGCACTGATGATGACGGTTTTTCTTATAACGGGTGAATCACAGAATGTGATTACCGGAATTTATGCCAGTAAAGAATCCTGCCTCCAGGCAAGAGACGAGCAAAAAATTTCTGGTGAATGCCTCCCGGTAAAAAAAGTATCGCTGTACCTGAATAACGAAACACCGGCTGGATAACCCTCCAGCCATATTAACACCATACCAACGGATTAAAAATGCCAGCAATGGCAGGGATTTGTTCACCCTTAAATCTGTAATGAGGTTTATCAATGAGCACTGATAAAGAAGAATTTGCGCTATATTGCGAAGCAAAAAATGACAAAGTCAGAAAACGTCTGGGAATTAAAGGTGGTTTTTACTGGACTACAGCAAAAAAATTATCTGTTGCCATCTCCCGCTGCATTACCGCAATGGATGACAACGATTATGATGAAGACGACTTTAAAAAACCCGTTCGCGTCCATTTACCCGTTGTGAATGACCTTCCACCTGAAGGCGTGTTTGATACCGAATTCTGCAACCGATACGAAAAAGGCGGGGAAGATGGCATTACAATGGTATTTATCGCGCCCTCTCCCTCCGTGCAGGAGAAACCAGCCAGTACTGACAATACCAACGTCAACGGCGAAGACATGACGGAGATTGAGGAGAATATGCTCCTGCCGGTTTCTGGTCAGGAGCTGCCCATTCGCTGGCTTGCGCAACACAGCAGCGAAAAACCAGTAACGCACGTTGCACGGGAAGAACTTCAGGCATTACATATAGCACGGGCGGAAGAACTGCCGGCTGTTACTGCCCTGGCCATTTCTCACAAAACAAAGCTGCTCGACCCGCTGGAGATTCGCGACCTTCACAAACTGGTACGCGACACTGACAAAGTTTTCCCTAATCCCGGTAATTCAGACCTGGGACTGATAACTGCTTTTTTCGAGGCATACCTGGACGCTGATTACACTGATCGGGGTCTGCTGACAAAAGAGTGGATGAAAGGAAATCGTGTTTCGCGTATCACCCGTACGGCTTCCGGTGCAAATGCCGGTGGCGGGAACAAAACCGATCGCAATCCGAATTTAGTACACACCTTCGATGCGCTGGATGTGGAGATTGCAGCAGCCACACTTCCGATGGATTTTAATATTTATGAAATTCCGGGCAGCGTTTATCGTCGCGCAAAAGAAATCGTCCTGAAAAAAGAAAGTCCGTTCAGGGAATGGTCCGCAGCACTTCGCGCAACCCCTGGTATCCTGGACTATTCCCGCGCAGCTATTTTTGCACTTATCCGAAGCGCCCACCCTGAGTTTTATCACTACCCGGGGCGCCTTCAGGGGTATATCAATGCCAACCTGACAGAAACTGATCACGAGAATCCCACAGCTGAAACGCTCATGGCTGCCCGGCATACACCGGAAAAAGATATCCTGGAAGAAATTAACGGCGGACTGGCTGCTGAGTGCAAAACAGAAGAAGAAAAAAATGATGAAGATAACCCGCAACCATCTGGCGCAATGGCAGATGAACAGGCAACGGCTGAAACAATGGCAGCGGATACAGTTGAACATCATCAGGACCCGCAGCCGCTGGATGACAAGTCACAGGTAAAAGTTACCGCTGACGAAGTAAACAAAATTATGCAGGCAGCCAATATCAGCCAGCCTGACGCCGATAAGTTGCTTGCTGCCTCTCGCGGAGAATTTGTTGCAGGGATTAGCGACCCGAATGATCCGAAATGGGTAAAGGGGATTGAAACCCGCGATTCTGTAAACCAGAACCAGCAAGAATCGGAACAGAACGACCAGAAAGCGGAACAAAACAGCCCAAATGCGTTACAAAACGAGCCAGAAACGAAACAACCTGAACCAGTAGTGCAACAGGAACCGGAAAAGATCTGCACAGCCTGCGGTCAGACCGGCGGCGGCAACTGCCCTGATTGTGGCGCGGTGATGGGCGACGCAACATACCAGGAAACATTCGATGAAGAGAATCAGGTTGAAGTTCAGGAAAATGATCCGAAGGAAATGGAAGGCGCTGAACATCCACACAAGGAGAATGCTGGCAGCGCTCAGGATCACGCCAGCGATAGTGAAACTGGCGAGACGGCAGATCCCTTAATTACGGTGAACGGTCATCACGTTATCACATCCACCAGCAGGACGTGTGACCATCTAATGATCGACCTTGAAACCATGGGAAAAAATCCTGATGCCCCGAT